TTTAATATTCAGGTCAATCTAACCGGTAGTCCTATAATTTTGTCCATGAATGGTCCTCCGCCCCAGTTTGGAAGTCATGACAGCGCGCTTTTTGATGCGTTTCGTCAAGCTTCCTCTGCACAAATGCAGTTGGGAACAGAGTTAGCTGAGGTTTTTCGAACCGCAGCTACCATAACCAGTGTTGTGAAGGAATCTCTTCGCTTCATTGTTGATTTTAAGAAGTCATTGACTTCTAGGCGTCATAGAAGACGCTTCATCAGACGTGTCCTTAACAGGAATGCTGACGATGTTGCATCGGCTTACATGGCGTTTCGTTTCGGCATTAGACCATTGGTTTATGCCACACAAAGTGCGCTCGACCTTCATAATGAAGGAATCAAGAAACCGCTACTTTTCCACGGAAGTGGATCTAGTAGTCAAAGTTTCGCTGATAATGATTACACTTGTGATGAAACGGTTAGACAAAAGTTGACGTATGCCGTGGTCGACCCTGAGCTTTTTGCTCGGGCCGAACTTGGTTTATCAACGTCGGAGATCGCTAGCACAGCTTGGGAATTATTTCCTCTCAGCTGGGCACTTGATTATATATTACCAATTGGTGATTATATTCAGATGTTCTCTCGTCGTATGTCTAACACTGGGGTCCAGTTCGTAAACAGTGTCCATAGTATCAAGTCTCACTCTTACTTTAGCTCTTCGAGCCTAAGTGAAAGATGGCCTTGTTACGGACAGCGGTATGCGTTCACAGAAAGTACGAATTTGTACAGATGTGATCACTATCAGCGTACTGTTTCACTGACCGAACCCTTTCCACCGATAATTGTTAATTTTCCTGTAGATCTCAACCCTTGGCAAGTCTTAGACTTGATGGCCTTGGCGCGCGGTTTTACTAGATAATTACTTATCGTAACCGGTAATCTTAGCCTCTTATTAGAGTTTGAGTTATCACAACCTTAACTTGTATTAACATAGTGTTTAATACACCTAGTCGCATTATGCGCTAACGGAACAATGT